CGCAAGAGTTAAAGCAAAAGATAACGTTGCACGGGGTGATGTTGCTACAAACAGCCCTGCCACTGCTACTAATCAAGACCCTAATCAAAATAAAACAGGACGTCTTTCTCCTCGGTTACTTGAGCTACAAAGAAAACGCCTTGAAAGGCAAGCAGCTAAAAAAGCTCAAATGAACAAAGGTGGAATGACTAAGGGTTATAATGAAGGTGGTTTACGTATGGTTAAAAAGGGTGATGAAGAAGTTCCCTTTTTTGCTGCTGATGGTAAAGGTAAGATGAACAAAGGTGGAATGACTAAAAAGTCAGGCTACATGGGTGGAGGTATGACTAAGAAGAAAGTTATGACCTACAACATAGGTGGCATGGTTAAGTCACAAACAAACAACCTTAAAAAGGGAAGAAGCTAATGGCTGAGAAGAAGAAAGACCCTAAGTTTGGCGGTAAACGCTCACTTAAGGATATGGACAAATCAGGTGGTGCTAATTTTGGTGATACTTTTTTAGGAGACCTTTTAGGTTTTGATAAAGATGGTGGCATAGGAACTAAGGGTAAGCCCGGATTGCTTGCTTCTCTTAGAGGCGCACGGCGTAAGAAGCCCGTAGCAGCTACCACTAAAAAGAAAGTTGTAAAGAAAGTTGTAAGACCTAAACTACGTCCTAAACCCGCTGCTAACCCCCCTGTACGCAGAGGTGACGGAACAGAAGCTGGTGTTAAGAAAAGATATTTAAGTTCAAGCGGCGAGCAACACAACCAAAGTAAACTAAGAGTACCTAAAGATAAAGATAGGAATGTTGGCAAAGCAGCGCCTAAAGTTAAAATGCCACAAAAAGACAACCCAAAATTATACCGCAAAGGCAAACCATTAACTGTGTTGGAAAAAGTAGAGTTGTCCAGAAAAGCATTAAAACGAATTACAAAAACTGCTTGGGACAATATGAAAGAGGCAGAACGTGTGGCAATGAACTTGCCAAAAAACAGGGCAAGGCTCAATCAGCTACTAGCGGGATCATATAAGAATAACACTAAAGAATTGTTTAAACAACCACCACGAAACCTGAACAAAGGTGGGGTGGCTAAGAAATCTGGTTATATGTATGGTGGTTCTGTTGTAAAAAAGAAACCTGCTACTAAGATGATGGCTGGTGGTATGGCTAAGAAGAAGCCTGTTGCTAGGATGAACAAGGGCGGTATGACTAAAAAGAAATAGTCCTTGACACAACTAATCTTCCCTGCTACTATTACGGTGGGGATGTTATTTTAAACTTCGCATAGCGGGGTTGCAATTATAGCTGTATAAATTTTAACTTGAGCATGGTATAACTGTCTTTGTGGTCAAACATAAGGAGAGATACCATGTTCAAGAAATTTATTAAATTAATTCAAGAATACCAAATGCGTAGGGTAGACTACTGGCAACTTATTAATATGTCAGATTTTGCTCTCAGAGATATTGGAGTTACCCGTGGCGAAATCAAGCAAAAGCTCTACGGCAAAGACCAAGGCTAAACCAAAAGCTAAGTCTAAGGTAAATGAAGCGGGTAATTATACTAAACCAGCTTTGCGTAAGCGTCTTTTTGAACGGATTAAAGCTGGTACTAAAGGTGGTGCGGCAGGTCAATGGTCTGCACGTAAAGCACAGATGCTTGCTAAAGCCTACAAAGAAGCTGGTGGGGGTTATAAATAGTAATGCCTAAAGACCCAAAATTAGGCACAGGTAAGAAACCTAAAGGTAGTAGCAGAAGGCTTTATACTGATGAGAATCCTAAAGATACTGTTAGTATAAAGTTTGCTACTGTCAAAGATGCTAAAGAAACTATAGCTAAAGTAAAAAGAATAAAGAAACCGTATGCACGTAAGATACAAATACTAACAGTATTAGAACAACGTGCTAAGGTTATGGGTAAGACTGAAATTGTAAAGCTTGCAAAACAAGCAAAGCTACAATTAAAAAAACAAGAGGGTAAAAAACAATGAAGGGTGTAAAGCATTATAAGAAGGACGGTACTGAACATAAAGGCGGTACTCACAAGATGCCTGACGGTTCTTTGCACACTGGTAAAGTTCACAGTAAAACAAGTGTAAAACTTTTTCATGCAAAAGACTTAAGCAAAACCGTACAAGCTAAGTTAAAAAAAAAGTAGTTAAAATGAAAGACGGTGGATTGGCTGCAAGTCAAAAAAGCCTTAAGTCATGGACTAAGCAGGATTGGAGAACTAAGAGTGGTAAACCTTCTACGCAAGGTTCAAAAGCTACAGGAGAACGCTACCTTCCAGCTAATGCTATTACGGCTATGGGTTCTGGGGCATATGCGGCTTCTACAGCTAAAAAAAGAGCAGATACAGCAAAAGGTAAGCAGTTCTCTAAGCAGCCTAAAAAAGCGGCTAAAGCTGCCAAGCCGTACAGAAAGATGACATGAAAAACTTAACAGAAAAACAACAGAAATTTATTGATGTTTTATTTGAAGAGGCTCAAGGTAATCCTGTAGAGGCTAAACGTCTTGCTGGTTACGCAGATTCAGTATCTTCTACAAGCATTACAGGTGTGCTTCATGATGAAATCTATGAGGCTACTAAGCGTTACATTGCTGCCTCTGGCACACGTGTTGCTTATGGTATGATGGAAGTGTTTAATGACCCTACTCAACTAGGTAATAAAGAAAAGATAGCAGTAGCTAAGGACTTTCTTGACCGAGCAGGGTTTGTAAAGACAGACAAAATAGAAGTAAAGACTGAAAGTCCTTTGTTTATTTTACCCGCTAAAAATGAAAACTAATAAAACTTGGAGACTACCTCCACCAGAAAAACTAAGTAGTGGTCTTAAATGGTTTCCTGTCGTAAGAGTAGGTAGGGTAGTGCCTTTTGGTTATGAACAAGACCCTAATGACGAAGACATACTGCTACCTCTGACTGAAGAGTTAGAAACACTAGAGTTAGCAAAGAAACACCTTAAACAATACAGTTACAGGGATGTTGCAATTTGGTTAAGTGAACAAACTGGCAGATCAATCTCTCACGTCGGATTAATGAAAAGAGTAAAACTTGAACGAAAACGTAAGACAGACGCTGAAAATGCACGGTACTACGCCCAACGCTACAAAGAAGCGGAAGCAAAAGCGAGGCGTCTTGAAGAAGAAAGATTCAGTTCAATTAGAAAAGAAACCGAAGACAGTCCCAGCAACAGTACTGCCAGAGCCGATTGAGATAGAAAAAGCTCAAGAAGTTATCTTTCGTGCTAATCCCGGACCTCAGACAGACTTTCTTTCTGCTTCAGAACAAGAGGTTTTATACGGAGGAGCAGCAGGTGGTGGTAAATCTTTTGCTATGTTGGCTGATCCTGTTAGGTATTTTAACAATCCTCTCTCTAACAAACTTTTAGTTCGTAGAAGCACAGAAGAATTAAGAGAACTTATTTCTGTTTCAAAGCAACTGTATCCTAGGGCAATCCCGGGAATTAAGTTTTTAGAAAGAGAAAAGACTTGGATAGCCCCTTCTGGTGCATCTCTGTGGTTAAGTTATTTAGATAGGGACGATGATGTACAAAGGTATCAAGGACAAGCTTTTAATTGGATTGGTTTTGACGAACTTACACAATGGCCTACACCTTTTGCTTGGAACTATATGAGGTCACGGTTACGTACTACTAGGAACAGTGGATTAAGTTTATATCAAAGGGGAACTACAAACCCCGGTGGAGCAGGACACCAATGGGTTAAAAAAACCTTTGTAGACCCAGCTCCACACAATACAACCTTTAATGCTACGGACCCAGAAACACAGGAAGTTATAGCTTGGCCTAAAGGTCACTCAAGAGAGGGTGAACCATTATTTCAACGTAGGTTTATTCCTGCTACTTTGTTTGATAACCCTTACCTTTCTGACGATGGTATGTACGAAGCTAACCTTTTATCTCTACCTGAGCATCAACGTAAGCAACTGCTTGAAGGTAACTGGGATGTAAACGAAGGTGCTGCTTTTCCTGAATGGAATCGTAATATTCACGTGGTAGAGCCGTATGAGATACCTAGTAGCTGGGCTAAATTTAGAGCGTGTGACTATGGATATGGTTCTCATACAGGAGTAGTATGGTTTGCTGTAGCACCTGACGAGCAACTTGTAGTTTATAGGGAGATGTATTGCTCAAAGGTCATAGCTACTGACCTAGCTGACATGATCTTAGAAGCAGAAGAAGGTGAAAGTATTAGGTATGGAGTTTTGGATTCTTCTTTGTGGCATAATCGTGGTGATACTGGTCCTAGTTTAGCTGAACAAATGATTATGAAAGGTTGTAGATGGAGACCTTCTGATAGATCAAGAGGATCAAGGGTAGCAGGTAAGAACGAATTACACAGACGTTTACAAGTAGATGACTTTACAGAAGAACCAAGGCTAGTATTTTTTGAAACTTGCAGTAATACAGTTAGCCAAATACCTGCCTTGCCTTTAGATAAGAACAACCCAGAAGATGTAGATACAAACTCAGAAGATCACTTGTATGACGCACTACGTTACGGTATAATGACACGACCAAGGAGCAGTCTATTTGATTTTGATCCATCCACACAAAACAGTGGGTTTCAAGCAGCAGACCCTACATTTGGATATTAAGGAAAAATAATGGAAGAAGACTATATTGAAAGTGCTATGGAATCGGAGCAATCTTCAGCTATTGAAGATGTAAAAAAGGCTGCGTATAGTGACCCTAAATCTGGTAACATTTATAATTATGTTCGTGAGAAGTATAGTAAAGCTTCTGATGCAAGGGAAACAGAAGAAAACCGTTGGTTAAAGTCTTATCAAAACTATAGAGGTATTTATGGACCTGATGTACAATTCACTTCTACAGAAAAGTCTCAGGTATTTATTAAGGTTACTAAGACAAAAGTTCTTGCCGCATATGGACAGATTGTAGAGGTATTATTTGGAAATCATCGTTTTCCTATTAGTGTTGATCCTACTACTTTGCCTGAAGGTGTAGAAGAAGCAGTACACTTTGAGGCGGATGATAAACTTAAAAAGGCACAGGAAGCTTCTCCTGAAGAGATGCAACTAAAACCGGGAGAAACTACACCTCAACTTAAAGAACGTCTTGCAGGGTTGCAGGATACGCTTGCCCCTGTGATGGACAACTTAAAAGAAGGTCCGGGAAGAACTGCTACTGCAATTACTTTTCATCCTGCAATGGTTGCAGCTAAGAAGATGGAAAAGAAAATTCATGATCAGCTTGAAGAATCTAATGCTAACAAGCAGTTACGTGTAGCTGCCTTTGAAGCTGCACTGTTTGGTACTGGTGTTATGAAGGGGCCATTTGCTGTAGATAAAGAGTATCCTAGTTGGTCTGATACAGGAGAGTACACACCTACTATTAAAACAGTACCTCACACAGCTAGTGTTTCTATTTGGAACTTCTACCCTGATCCTGATGCGGCTAATATGGATGAGGCTGAGTATGTAATTGAACGTCATAAAATGTCACGTAGTAAAGTTCGTGGACTAAAGCAACGTCCTTTCTTTAGAAAGAATGCTATTGATACTGCTATCTCTTACGGAGAAAACTACGTAAAAGAATGGTGGGAACAGGCAATGGAAGATGATGCCCAAGAATCAAAAGCAGCACGTTTTGAGGTTCTTGAGTTCTGGGGTATGATTGACACTGAGATGTTAAAGAGTCACGACATTGAAGTCCCAAAAGAAATGAAAGACTTAGATCAAGTTAGTGTAAACATTTGGATTTGCAACAACCAAGTTCTTCGTCTTGTAATGAATCCGTTTACTCCTTCTACTATTCCTTACTACGCTGTGCCTTATGAGCTTAATCCTTATAGCTTGTTTGGTGTGGGTATTGCTGAGAACATGGATGACACACAGACCTTAATGAATGGGTTTATGCGTATGGCTGTGGACAATGCTGCACTGTCAGGTAATATGGTAATAGAAGTAGACGAAACTAATCTAGTTCCCGGTCAAGACCTGTCTGTATATCCCGGCAAGGTGTTTAGGCGTCAAGGGGGCGCACCCGGCCAAGCTATCTTTGGCACCAAGTTCCCCAACGTATCCAATGAGAACATGCAGATGTTTGATAAGGCACGTGTATTAGCAGACGAGAGTACAGGCTTTCCTAGCTTTGCTCATGGTCAGACAGGAGTTCAAGGTGTCGGACGTACAGCTTCTGGCATTAGTATGCTCATGTCTGCTGCTAATGGCTCTATACGGAATGTAGTTAAGAATGTAGATGACTATCTTTTAGGTCCACTAGGTAAAGCATTCTTTAGTTTTAATATGCAGTTTAACTTTGAAGAAGATATCAAAGGTGATCTTGAGATTAAAGCACGTGGCACTGAAAGCCTTATGGCTAACGAAGTACGTAGTCAGCGTCTAATGCAATTCCTTGGTGTAGTTCAAAATCCTGTCCTAGCTCCTTTTGCTAAGATGGATTACATTATCCGTGAGATTGCTAAGTCTATGGACCTTGATCCTGACAAGCTGGTTAATAACATGGGTGATGCTGCAGTACAGGCTGAGATACTTAAAAAGTTCCAAGCAGATAATCCACCACCACCTCAACCACAGGCAGGACCACAGGGAGGCCCACAGAAGCCACCAGCGGGCGCTCAGGCACAGGACACTCAAGGCAGCGGTGGGGGTACTATAGGAACAGGCTCAGTACCTACACCGGGAGAAGAAGGCTTCTCAGCTAATAAAGGACCAATGCAGTGAGTTTAAAACTGTTAGTAAACAACAAGGAAGCATGGGATGCTTTTGAAGTAGAACTAAATGAGCGTATTCAGGCAAGTTACAAAATGTTTTCTCAATCAGATGAAAGCCATGTGATGTACAGGCTGCAGGGTCAGGTACACGCTTTGACTGCACTCAAACAACTCAGACTAAAGGTTAATGCAAATGGATGAACAAACACAAAAAGCTTTTGCACTAGGTGGAGAAGCAGAAACAGTAG